CCTTGGTATTCTCCTGCTGGATTTAATAGAGGCAATCTAAAAAATGCAATTAAGCTTGCATATTCACCTCTAAAAGATCAAAGAGATCAACTCTATAATGCAAGAGTCAATCCAATCGTAAGCTTCCCTGGTCAAGGAATTATTCTGTTCGGTGACAAGACTGCATTATCATATCAATCTGCATTTGATAGAATCAATATTCGTCGCCTATTCCTCGTTATCGAAGAAGCAATTTCTGGTTCGGCTAGAAGTCAGCTATTCGAACTAAATGATGAATTCACAAGATCATCATTCAAGAATCTTGTTGAGCCTTATCTAAGATCGGTTCAAGCAAGAAGAGGTATTGTTGATTTCCTTGTTGTTTGTGATGCAAGCAATAATCCTCCTGAGGCAATTGATAGAGGAGAGTTCTATGCTGAAATTTTTGTAAAACCAACGAAGTCAGTTAACTACATTACACTAACCTTTACTGCAACAAGAACTGGCGCTTCGTTTGCTGAAGTTACTTCGTGATCAATTTATTAAGTTTACAAGAGGAAACTAAAAATGGCAGATCCAGTTCAAAAAGAAAACGCAGTAATTGCAACATCAATTACTAATTTTAGAGATCAAATTAGAGAACTTGCAAGACCTAATCTCTTCCAAGTTGAAATTATTCCACCTCCAATCCTAGGCAATAGTTCATCTATTGCTACTGGAAATGATGCTTCTGGCTTAAATACTTCGGTAAATGGTGGAGCAACAACTTCTAATGCAAGCGCATTAGCACTATCAACAGTATTAGTTAAAGCAGCTAATATTCCAGCATCTACTGTTGGCGTTATTGAAGTTCCTTTTAGAGGAAGAATGCTTAAGATTGCTGGTGATAGATCATATGAGCCATGGACAGTTACTGTTCTCAACGATCAGGCATTCGCAATTCGTAAGTATTTCGAAATCTGGTCTTCATACATCCAAAGACTAGATGTAAACTTACAGACTGCTGCAACAATTGCTGATTATCAATCAAATGCAATTGTTCGTCAGTTGAGCAGACAGGGAACTGTTGTTAGATCATATAAGTTTGAAGGTATTTGGCCATCTGCAATTTCTGCAATCGATCTTGCTTGGGAAACCAATGATACGGTTGAAGAGTATACTGTTGAATTCCAAGTTCAGCATATTGACTTTGTAGATGACACAAATACAGCAAACGGTCAAACTGATGGTAGAGGCAATGGCTCTGGAGCTACTGCTGGCTGATATATAAATACATTAGTAAATTATTTTGGTGTATTTGAATGTCTCAATTGTTTGGTTTTTCACTTGAGAGGGCGAAAAAGAAGGGCTCTGGCCCTTCTTTTGTTCGCAAAGAATCGGATGACGCAGCATCTCCTATAGTTGCTGGTGGTTATTTTGGTCAGTATGTAGATATCGATGGTTATGTCAAAAATGAAAATGACTTAATCATGAGATATCGTGATATGTCAATACACCCAGAATGTGATAGGGCAATTGATGACGTTGTTAATGAAGCAATTGCTGGAGAGTTAGATGATACTCCAGTCTCTATTGATTTGACTAATTTATCGATAAGCAATAATTTAAAAGAGAAGATAAGAGAAGAATTTGAAAATATTTTAATACTATTAGATTTTGATAGAAAAGCGTATGATATTTTTAGACGCTGGTATATCGACGGAAGACTTTTCTATCATAAAGTAATAAATCCACAAAATCCTAAAGAAGGAATTGTTGAATTAAGAAATATCGATCCAAGAAAAATTAGAAAAGTAGTAGAGTTTGAAAAAGATAAGAGTAAGACTCCTCCAAATTCTAATACAGTATTAGTTCCAAAATCTGCAGAGTATTATCTTTATAACGCAAAAGGTCATACTAGTGGATATGAAAGTCAAGGTGTAAGAGTAGCTCCAGATGCAATTTGCTATGCGCATTCTGGAATTGTTGATATGAATCGTAATATGGTTCTATCGCATTTACATAAAGCAATCAAGTCGCTTAACCAATTAAGAATGGTTGAAGATAGCTTGGTAATTTATAGACTCTCCAGAGCACCTGAAAGACGTATTTTCTACATTGATGTTGGTAATCTTCCAAAGCAAAAAGCAGAGCAATACTTAAAAGAAGTAATGTCTCGCTATAGAAATAAACTAGTATACAATGCAGATACTGGTGAAATTCGTGATGATAAGAAATTCATGAGTATGCTTGAAGATTTCTGGCTACCTCGCCGCGAAGGTGGTAGAGGAACTGAGATTACTACTCTTCCTGGTGGTCAGAATCTTGGAGAACTTGAAGATATCAAATATTTCCAAAAGAAATTATATCGTTCATTAAACGTTCCAGAATCTAGAATTGAATCTGATAGCGCATTTAATATTGGAAGATCTGCAGAAATCACTAGAGATGAAGTTAAATTCCAGAAATTTATTATTAGACTTCGTAAGAAATTTGCAGATTTATTCAGTGATTTATTAAAAACTCAACTTGTTCTCAAGGGAGTAATTAGTTTAGAAGAATGGGATGATTATAAAGAGCATATTCAATATGACTTCATTGCAGATAATTATTTCAGTGAACTGAAAGAAAAAGAAATTCTTAATGAGAGAATGAACTTAGTTACTGGAATGGATGCTTATGTTGGTAAGTATTTCTCTGTTGAATACATTCGCCGTCAAATACTTAAGCAGACTGATACTGAGATGAAGGATATTGACAAGCAAATCAAAAAAGAAAAAGAAACTGGAATTATTGTTGATGAGCAGGAATTGATGATGCAGCAACAAATGGCTGCAGAACAACAACCGCCACAAGATCAACAAACACCAGAGACAACTGAAATTGATCCTAAGGATTATAAAAAAGGAGAATTCTAAATAGTAATAGTGGGAGAACAATTATGCCTAGTGAATATGCACAAGATATCGTAAATGCTCTTTTTTCTGGTCAAAAAGACCTATCAGATTATGTAGATGCTGGTATGAAAACTCTTGCATTAGATGCAATTGATGATCTTAAACAGCAAATTGGTATGAGTATGTTTGAGACTGAAGAAGAAGAGGTAGACGATGAACTAGAAACCGAAGAAGAGGAAACCGACGATGAAGCTGATTACGGAGAAAGTTGAAGAAGCCAAGCTTATTGTAGAAAATAAGAATGGCAAAAAATCATATACAATTGAAGGTATTTTTCTTCAAGGTAATCTGAAGAATAGAAACGGCAGATACTATCCCGTTGATATTCTTGAAAGAGAAGTAAAAAAATATGAAGACTCTTTCATTAAGAGTGGTAGAGCTTTGGGTGAACTAGGTCATCCAGACGGACCAACTATTAATTTGGATAGAGTTTCACATTTGATTACTTCTTTAACTAGAGAAGGTAACAACTTTAAAGGTAGAGCAAGAATTCTCGATACTCCTATGGGGAATATCGCAAAGAATCTATTAGATGAGGGAGTTAAATTAGGAGTTTCATCTAGAGGATTGGGAACTCTTAAAGAAGAGAATGGAATGAAAGTTGTTAGTGATGACTTTATGCTTGCAACTGCTGCTGATATTGTAGCAGATCCTTCAGCTCCTGATGCATTTGTTCAGGGAATTATGGAAGGTAAAGAATGGATTTGGCAAGGAAATAGATTGACAGAAAAAAGAATTGAAACATATAAAAAGTCAATTGACAATTCACCAGTTAGTGAATTGACTGAGCGAAAGATTCGAGCATTTGCAGATTTTATCCAAAATCTGTAAAACATAAATAACTATATAAAGTTCCTATAATAGTAGCAACAGGAGACAAGAGAAATGTCAAAGGGCTTTGAAAATCTAGAGGAAAACCAAGTGACTGCAAACGCAAAGGCTGCAGATCCTCAAGGCAAGCTTGAGAATGAAGGTTCAGGTTTAGGTTCGGTTGAGGATCTAGGCGGACCTACACCTCAAAACAGCAAGCCAGATGATGAATCAAATAAATTGAGAACACCATCCAAAGGTCAGATTCAATCTCCAAAGAATAAGCCTTCTGATGCATCTGCTGATAAGCAGGAAACCATTCAGAAGAAGCCTACCTTTGAGGAGTCTGAAGTTGAAGGTGAAACTCTAGAGGAAGAAATTGAGGATGAAGTAGAAATGATCGAAATCGATCTTTCTGCAGATGTTGCTGCTTTGACAGAAGGTGAAGATCTAACTGAAGAGTTCAAAGAGAAAGCAAAGACTATCTTTGAAGCTGCAGTTATCTCTCGTCTTAATGAAGAGCTTGAGCATATTCACGAGCAATATGCAGAAGTTCTAGCAGAAGAAATTGAGACCGTAAAGCAAGAACTAGCTGAGCAGGTAGATGACTATCTCTCATATGCTGTTTCACAGTGGATCGAAAATAACGCACTTGCTATTGAGCACGGCGTTAAGAGTGAAATGGCAGAATCTGTTCTAGAAGGTCTCAAGCAAGTTTTCGTCGAGAATTACATTAGTATTCCCGATGAGAAAGTTGATCTTGTAGATGAAATGGTAGATCAACTTGATGTTATGGAAGATAAGCTCAACGAGCAAATCGCAGAAAATGTAGAACTCCATAAGACACTTGGAGGATTTATCAAGAATGGGATTGTGGCAGAAATTTCTGAAGGTTTGAGCCTTTCCCAAAAGGAAAAGCTTTCATCATTAGCAGAAGCAGTTGAGTTTGAAACCGAAGAATCATTCCGCGAAAAAGTCAAGACTCTCAAAGAATCATATTTCTCAAGCAAGCCTCAGGCTGGCGGAGAAGTAATTTCAGAAGAGACTCAGCCCCAAAGTGCTCCAGTATCAGATTCTATGTCTAGATACGTCACAGCACTATCTCGCTGGAAATGATTGAAGTTTTATAATTTATAAATATTTTTAGTTATACAATAACACTCACTTAAACTTTTTAGGAGAAACAAGCAATGTTCAATACAGAGCATCTGCAAGAGAAGTGGGCACCTATTCTTGAGCATTCGGAAATCGAATCGATTTCTGATCCTTATAGAAAGGCTGTTACTTCCATCTTGCTCGAAAACCAAGAGAAGTTCCTTAGAGAAGAGCGTGGATTCCTCTCAGAGGCTGCTCCAACCATTAACCTAGGAAGCGCAAGCAACGGGTTCACTGGTGCAGCTACTTCAACTGGTCCTGTCGCTGGTTTTGATCCTGTTCTAATCAGCCTAATCCGCCGTTCAATGCCTAAGCTTATTGCTTATGACATTTGTGGCGTTCAGCCCCTCCAAGGTCCTACAGGTCTCATTTTCGCAATGAGAACTACTTATGGCACCAACCGTGATATGCAGAATGGTGCAACCGAGGCATTCTTCAACGAAGCAGATACCGAGTTCTCATCTGAGAACAGTGGTGATTCGCTAGCTTCTAATGATATGTCTGGCACTAACCCTGCAGTTCTAAATGACAGCGGAACCTACACCATTGGTGGTCAGGGAATGACAACCGCTCAGTCAGAAGCACTTGGTGATGGTGCAGGCAACCACTTCCGCGAAATGGGCTTCTCAATCGAGAAGATCCAAGTTGGTGTTAAGTCAAGAGCACTAAAAGCTGAGTATACTCTAGAACTAGCTCAGGATCTTAAGGCTGTTCACGGTCTAGATGCTGAAAGCGAGCTAGCAAACATCCTCAGCACTGAAGTTCTTGCTGAAATCAACCGCGAGGTAGTAAGAACCGTATATAGAATTGCTCGCCCTGGTGCTCAGAACAACGTTGCTACCGCTGGTACTTTTGACCTTGATGTTGACTCAAACGGTCGTTGGGCTGTTGAGAAGTTCAAGGGTCTAATGTTCCAGATCGAGCGTGATCTAAATGCAATCGGTCATGAGACTCGTAGAGGAAAGGGCAACATGCTAATCTGCTCAGCAGACGTAGCATCAGCTCTAGCAATGGCTGGCGTTCTCGATTATTCATCTGGTCTATCAGCTGCAACTGGTGGAATCAGCAACAATATCGATGACAATGGCAGCACCCTTGCTGGTACTCTATTCGGTCGCGTTAAGGTATTCGTTGATCCTTATTCAGCAAACCTAAGTGATACTCACTTCTATGTTGCTGGTTATAAGGGTTCGACTCCTTATGATGCTGGTCTCTTCTACTGCCCATACGTTCCTCTCCAGATGGTTCGTGCAGTTGGTCAGGATACATTCCAGCCTAAGATCGGATTCAAGACCCGTTACGGAATGGTTGCAAACCCATTCGCAGAAGGCACTAGCCAGGGTCAAGGTGCTCTTAATGCTAACGCAAACCGCTACTACAGAAGAGTTAGAATCGCTAACCTCATGTGAGCTAAGCCCTATAGGGCTCAATTCAAAGATCCCCTTCGGGGGATCTTTTTTTATATCTAAATAAAAATAAACGACACTTCACCATGTCTTGGAATAAACAGATTGAAAATAGAAATTTCTTATCTCCATCTGGATTTAAGTTTACCCTAGCTAAGTTCCCTAAAATTGCATACTTCTGTCAAAGTGCAAATATACCAGGAATTAGTGTTGGAACACCTATGCAGCCAACTCCATTCAGATCTCTTCCTTTGGATGGAAGCTTCACATATGATTCATTAAATATCACATTTCTGGTTGATGAGAACTTAGATAACTATATTATTTTACATAACTGGCTTAAAGGAATTGGTGTTCCAAATGAATTTAGAGATCGTAATGCATATCGTGAAAAAATGAAAGAGGAGTTTGGTAATGACTCTTTAACTGCAGATGGTTCTTTAGCTATTTTAAATAGTAACTTCTCTGCAAAGTTCGATGTGTCATTTAAAGACCTAATCCCAACAAGCTTACAGACTTTGGAATTCTCAGCTAACGAAGATAGCACTAATTACTTTGTAGCTCAGGCATCATTCCAATATTCTTACTATGAAATAAGAACTATAGATGGTGCTAAAATTACTAAACTAACTTGATTGAATCACTATGAATCTTGAAAAGATACAAGAATTGTGGGAAACCGATTCTAAAATGGATGAGTTTAATCTCGATTCTGAATCAGTAAAAATACCACAACTTCATCAAAAGTATATGATTTTATATAATCAGTTTTATTTGATGCTCAAAGAAGCTCAAATGAAACAGAAAAAATTATACAAAGAAAAATACGAATACTACGCTGGTAAAGCACCAAAAGAAGTTTACAGAGATAATCCTTTCGATCATAAAGTCATGAAGAATGACATTCCAATGTATATTGAAGCTGATGAGGAATTTCAAAAAGGTTCGTTAAAAATTTCATATCTTGAAACGCTTATAAATTATATTGAAAGCATTCTTAAGCAATTAACAAATAGAACGTATCAAATTAAGAATGCAATCGAACACAGAAGGTTTGAGAGCGGTGCATGATCAAGATAGTAAAGAAGAATGAGGTTTATCTAAGAATTGACGCTGAGCCTCATGTTCATAAGGAGCTATCAGATTACTTCACATTTGAAGTTCCTGAAGCCAAGTTCATGAAGAAAAATGATCGTTACAAATATTGGGATGGAAAAATTAGGCTGTATTCACCAGGAACTGGAGAAATGTATGTTGGGCTTTTCGATTATCTAATCGAATGGCTCAATGAAAGAAACTATCAATATGAGATTCAAGATTCAAAATTCTATGGTCATCCAGAAGATACTGAAGAATTTGTAACTCCAGAATCTGTAGTTGCTTATATGAAAACTCTCGGCTTACCATTCAAAGCCAGAGATTATCAATTAAAAGCTATCTATGAAGCACTGAAAAATAATAGAAGACTTTTACTGTCTCCAACTGCATCTGGAAAATCTCTAATCATCTATGGATTAGTTAGATGGCACGTTGAACGAGATAGAAATATTTTAATTATTGTTCCAACCACATCTTTGGTTGAGCAACTTTATAAAGACTTTATAGACTATGGCTGGAAGGCTGACGCATACTGCCATAAAATTTATTCTGGTAAAGAAAAATGGGTAGATGCTCAAGTTGTCATTTCTACATGGCAATCAATTTACAAAGAACCAAAAAGATTTTTCGATAGATACGATGCAATCATCGGAGATGAAGCTCACCTATTTAAAGCAAAATCATTAACTTCCATACTGACAAAATTACACGATTGTAAATATCGTATTGGTCTAACAGGAACACTGGATGGAACCCACACCAATAAATTAGTATTGGAAGGTCTATTTGGTAAATGCAATAGAATTATCAAAACTAAAGAGTTGCAAGAAAAAGGATATCTAGCAAATCTAAAAGTTAATATTCTTGTCATGAAGCATGGTTATGTAAAACATGAAACATATCAAGATGAGATTGATTATATTATTTCTCACGAAAAGAGAAATAACTTAATTAAGAATTTGGCTTGTGATATATCTGGCAACACTTTAATACTATTCTCATACGTTGAACGCCATGGTGAGGTCTTGTATGAGATGATAAATAATAAAGTAAAAAACAAGAGAAAGGTCTTTTTTATTCATGGTGGAGTGGAAACAGAACTAAGAGAGTCTGCTAGGGCTATTTGTGAAAATGAGGAAGACGCAATAATTATTGCTTCGTATGGAACATTTTCAACTGGTATTAATATCAGAAACTTACATAATGTGATATTTGCATCACCAAGCAAATCGAGAGTTAGGAATCTCCAGTCTATAGGTAGAGTTTTAAGAAAAGGAAATAATAAAACTGAAGCAACTCTATATGATATTGCTGATGATATGTCAAAAGAAAATTTCCAAAACTATACGTTAAAACATTTAATAGAGAGAATAAAGATATATAACGAAGAGAAATTTAACTACGAAATTACTGAGATTAAACTAAAATGAGTTTAGATTACATCAAACATGATGAGCAATTTTATGCCTGTATAAAACTTCTCAATGGAGAAGAAATTATAGGTGAAACTATTGTCACTATGGATGATGAATCTGAACGTGTCTATATTCAGAATCCAGCTAAAATAGTTACTACTGAAATAAAAAAAGAAAATGTAAAAGGAATGGGATACACACTGGTAAAGTGGTACCCATTCTCTGATGAAATTCTTTATATTATTCCTGAAGATAGAATTCTAACTATTGCACCTCTCAGTAGTGAATCATTATTCATGTATAAGGTATGGTTAAAAAATGAGAACTTAGAAGAATCTGAAGTCAAAGAAGTTCCATTGAATAAGAATATGGGAAAAGTATCGTCTGTCAATGAAGCTAGAATGCTTTTAGAAGATATCTTTAAGAGACTATAAGTTTCAACCCTCTACAGTGTTGATTATAATTAGATTATTGGGGCTTGTCAACCCCTCTTGACGAAAGATTGATTTTTCTCTATACTACTGAGGTGAAAAAGATTTTTTGTTAAGATGCCCATCACCAGACTACCCATGAAAAAGAAAGAGCATTACGTTGATAACAAAAAGTTCTTGGAAGCCCTTGTTGTGTACAAGAAAAAAGTTAATGCAGCTAAGGAACTAGAAAAAGCTAGACCTAGAATAGATAATTATCTGGGAGAGTGTTTTCTAAAAATAGCTACACACCTATCATATAAACCAAACTTTATTAATTATATGTATAGGGAGGATATGATCTGTGATGGGGTAGAAAATTGTGTGCAGTATATCGATAATTTTGATCCAGCAAAATCTTCGAATCCTTTTGCATATTTTACACAAGTCATTTACTATGCTTTCTTAAGGAGGATAAGCAAAGAGAAAAGACAAATGGAAATAAAAGAAAAGCTGCTAGAAAAATCTGGATTTGATGAAGTTTTTTATGCAGATGATAATTCGGGTTCATATTCTGATATGAACAGTATTAAGAATCGAGTAGAAACTAGCATGAGAAATAATTAATATGAAAGTTCTATTGATTACTGATCAACACTTTGGTGTTAGAAATGATAATACTTCTTATATTGACAGATACAGAAAGTATTATGGCAATGTAGTATTGCCTTTTATTAAAAAAGAAGGTATCACTCATGTTATTTGTTTAGGTGATACATTTGATCGTCGTAAATCAATCAACTTTAATTCCTTAGAAGCAGCGAAGGAAATGTGGTTTACTCCATTGGAAGAGCTTGGAGTTACCATGACCATGCTTGTTGGAAATCATGATATTTATTTCAAAAATACTCTTTCCGTAAATGCTCCAGAGTTGCTTTTAGGTGAGTATTCCAACATAAATGTTGTTGCAAAACCTAACGTGACTACTATTGGGGGCATAGATATATTATGTTTGCCTTGGATTTGTGACGAGAATAGACAAGAGGCATTTGAGCTAATTGACAATACAACAGCAAGTGTTTGTATGGGTCATTTAGAACTTAATGGATTCGAGCCTCTTCCTGGTCATGTCATGGATCATGGTGATGATCCAGAACGATTTAAAAAATTTAAATTGGTATGTTCTGGGCACTTTCACATGAAATCTAAGCGTGGAAATATAACTTATCTTGGTAATCCCTATCAATTATATTGGAATGATTATGCACAGAAAAGAGGATTTCATGTTTTAGATACTGAGACTTTAGATCTAAAGTTTTATCAAAATCCTTATGATACCTTTTATAAGGTATACTACGATGATAG